CGCGCGCGCGGCTCGCCGGCGGTTGGCGCGGCGTGCGCACGCTCGATCTGCCGGTGTTCGCCGGCTACGTGTTTGTAGGTCAGCCGGCGGGCTTGCGCGTAGCTAAACGCTCGCATCCGCAAATCCTCGATCTCGTCGGCGTCGGCGGCGAACCGTCGCGCATTCCCGCCGGTTTCATCCGCGAGGCTTGCAACCAATGGTGCGCCGGCGAATGGGACGGCGTGCGCGTCAAGCGCGCGCAGGCCGAAAAGTTCAAGCCGGGCGAGACAGTGCGGATCGAGCGTGGCCCGTTCGCGGGCGTGCTGGGTGTGATCTCCGGCTTGGCCGGCGCGTCGCGGTTGCGGCTGGAGGCGGCGCTGTTCGGTGGCGTCGCGCCGATCACTATTGACAGGGTTGAGGTCGAATTGGTATAGGTTAACAGTCGCGGTTCGGCGATGGTGGCTTGCTGACGCTCAGGCGTCCCACCGTGCCGCCGCATTGGCGAAACTCTCCAAAATGTGCGCTTGCGCCGAACGTCGGGCCGCCTTGCTGCGCGCCGCCGCGTCCCTATCCGCTGGGGACAAGGCGGACGCGCGCGCGCAATTGGCGTTCGTCGCATCATCCGCCGTCGCCGATCTGCGCGCCGTCGCCGCCTCCGCCCGCCTCGCATCACGAGCAAGGCTCGCCCGATGATCGCGCTGCGCGTCTCCAGCGATCTCGACAAGATGGCGAAGGGTCTGGAAGCGCAGCAGGCGCGCGTGCTGCGGGCGATCGCGCAAGGGCTGCAGGACGGCGGCAACCTCACGCGCACGCAGGTGCGCAAGGCGATGCGCGCGCAGACCGGCCTGCTGCGGCTGAAGAGCGTGACGTCGCGCGAGCGCACGATTAACCCGTATGTCTCCGGCCTCGCGCCGAAGTCGGGCGTCGGCCCGGTGCGCGGCCCGAGCCTAAGCTACACGATCGTCTATCGCGGCAAGCCGCCGACCAAGCCCGCCGAGTTCAAGACGACGGTGAAGACGGGGCGCGGCGGTGGCGTGACGGTCTGGATGTGGGCCGTCGCGCACAAGTTCCAGCGGTCGTTTCAGCAGAAGTTCAAGGGCGGCCTGCGCATGCGCATCGCCGGCGCGCGCCTGCCGATCCGTTCGTTCAAAGGGCCTAACCTCGCGAAGGAAGCGGTGAAGGATGATGTCGCATCGACGTTCCTGACGCAATCCGTCGCTCTCGTCCCGGCCGCCATTGAACGCCGGCTCGCCCGCGCGCTGTGACCTTGAAGCGTGGATGTTTCACGGGTCCTTCCCCGCCCCCGCGACCCCCGCGATGCGGCGGCAGTCCGGAAAAACGGTAGTCGGGGCTTTGGTTTTTAGGATCAACGGTGTCAACGCCTGATCTCAATACCCTCAACGCTCAGCCGCAGTTCGCGTCGATCACCGATCTCGCGGCGATGCTGAACGTCGACAAGGCGGCCGTGTCGCGCAAAGCCGCGCGACTGGAGGCCAAGGGGCTGTTGAAATCGCAATCGGCCGGACCGGGCCGGCCCAAGATGATTGAGGTCGCCGCCTATCTCGCCGCGACCGAGCAGACGACCGACGCGATCCGCGCCGCCAACGGCGCCCTCGCCCGCGCCGAGCCCGACCGCGCCGCCGATCCGAGCCTCGCGCAGGCGCAGACGCGCCGCGCGCTCATCCAGGCCGATCTCGCGCAGATCGAACTCGACAAGGCGCGCGGCCTGCTCGTCGCCGTCGAGGACGTGCGGGACGCCGCCGCGCATGCCGGCGGCGAGCTGGCGCGCGGCCTCTCGGCTCTGTCCGCTCGCGCCGCCGAGATCGCCGCCGCCGTCGCCCGCGACGGCGAGGCCGGCGCCCGCGCCGTGCTGAAGTCCATCGAGCGCGAGCTGCGCGAGCGGCTCGCCTCCGACATGTCGCTGCTGGCCGCCGGACCGGCGCAGGACGCCGACGAATGACGCCCGCCTCCAAAGCCCTCGCGATCATCGCCACGGCGCTAGCGGCCGCCCTCGCGCCGCCCGCGCGCATTTCGCCGACCGATTGGGCGCGCGCGAACCTCTTGGTGCCGGACGGGCCGCGCGCCGGCGAGAAATGGTCGCCGAGCCTGACGCCCTACATCGTCGAACCGCTCGACCATCTCGGTCACGAAAGCCCGGTCAACGAAATCGCCGTGATGAAATCCGCGCAGACCGGCTTCACGACGCTGCTGATCGCCGCCATCGGCCATTCGATCGACCTCGACCCCTCGCGCATGATGCTGATCCAGCCGACCGACAGCGCGCTCGCCGATTTCAACCGCGAAAAGTTGCAGGTCGCGATCGACCAGAGCCCGGCTTTGCGCGCCAAGGTCAAGCCGCAGACCTCGCGCTCCGGCGAAGGCTCGACGACGTACTCGAAGAAATACCCCGGCGGGTCGCTGACCATGGCGATCGGCTCCAGCGCCGCCGATCTGCGCTCGAAGACGATCAAGAAACTGTTCCGCGACGAGATCGACGAATATCCCGACGATCTCGACGGCCAGGGCGATCCGCTTGCGATCTCCAATTCGCGCCAGGACGCGTTTCTCGCGCAAGGCGACTGGAAGCGCGCCGACGTCTCAACGCCGACGATCCGGGGATCGTCGAAAATCGAGGCGCGCTACGAGGCCGGCGACCGCCGCCGCTGGCACGTGCCCTGCCCGCATTGCCGCGAGGAATTCGTGTTCGAATACGGCCCGCAATTCCGGCACGAGGCGCAATTTCCGTTCAAGGCGTTCTATGTCGCGCCGTGCTGCGGTTCGATCGTCCACGCCTACGAACGCGACGGGCTGGTGCGCAAGGGTCGATGGATCGCGACCGATCCGAAGCCCGGCGCCTATCCGAGCTATCATTTCGACGCGCTGTCCTCGCCCTTCGTGCCCTGGGACACGATCGCGCAGCGCGCCGTCGCCGCCGGCGACAATCCCGTCAAGCTGAAGGGGTTTTTCAACCTCACGCTGGGCTTGCCGTTCGAGGTCAAGGGCGACGCGCCGGATCTCGACCTGCTGCTCGCCCGCTGCGAGGACCTCAAGCGCGGCCATGTGCCGCCGCGCGGGCTGATCCTGACGGCGGCGGCCGACGTGCAGATGCGCGGCATCTGGTTCGAGGTCGTCGCCTGGGCGCCCAACCGCGAAAGCTGGGTTGTCGACGCCAAATATCTCGACGGCGCGACCGATGCGCCCGACGCCGAGGCGTTCCAACTCTTGCGCCGCGAACTCGACCGCGAATTCCCCGACGCCTTCGGCGGCCTGCGCCGGCTCGACGCGCTCGGCGTCGATTCCGGCTATCGCACGCATGTCGTTTACGCCTGGCGGCGCGACAACGACCGCATGCATCCCAACACCGGCGCGAGCGTCGTGCTCGCGCTCGACGGCCGCGACGGCTGGAGCCTGCCGGCGATCGGCACACCGAAACTGGTCGACATCGATCTCGGCGGCCGCAAGCTGAAAAAGGGCGGCCGGCTGTGGCCGGTCGGCACCTGGCCGATGAAGGCGGCGTTCTTCTCCGATCTCGCCAAGGCCGGCGTCTCCGGCGGCAAAAGCGAGGACCCGCCGGGCTGCGTGCATTTCGGCAAATGGTTGGACGAAACCTATTTCCGCCAGATCACCGCCGAATATCTCGCCGACGAAACCTATCGCGGTCGCCCGCGCCGCGTTTGGAAACCGCGCGCCGGCCAGCGCGACAACCATTTCCTCGACTGCCGCGTCTACAACATGGCGCTCGCCGAATATCTCGGCCTCTCGACGACGACGCCGGAGGAATGGGCCGTGCTCGCCAAAATGCGGGGCGCTCCGCCGTCCGACGCGCCGCCGCTTTTCGCGCCCGCGCCGGCACCGGCAGCCGTCGAGAAGCCAGCGCCGGTTCGCCCTGCGAAAACTCCCGACGTGTTCGCGGCTTTCGCCGCCCTCAACGGACCCGAGGCCGATGTCGACGGTGACTGACCTTCAGGCTTGGCGCGCGTCCGCGTTCTCCGCCTACAACGATCTCTTGACCGGCAAGATGGTCGTCGAGGTGCACGCCCACGGCTATGTGACGCGCTACAATCGCGCGGACGCGGAAAAGTTGCGCGCCTGGATCGACGATCTTGATCGGCAGATCGCCGCCGCGCAGCGCGGCGTTACGCCTCGGCGCGGCGCGGTCGGCGTGATCTTCTGATGCTCGCCGCACTCGGACGCACCGGCCTTTCGGCCGACGAAGCCGGCTTCCGGCCGCGCGCCAGCGCGTCGCGCGGCGACGGCGGCCGGCCCGTGCGCGACGCGAACGGGCCCTATCGCTCGGCGAGCTTCGGATCGCAGGAGACCGTCGGCTGGTGGCCGGATCTGCGCTCGGCCGACGCGCAGACCCTGCGCACCGCGCCAATCACGCTCGGCCGCGTGCGCGATCTCTTGCGCAACGATCCGACCGCCGGCGCGGCGTTGCAGCGGCTGGCCGACCTGCTCGTCGGGCAAGGGCTGCATGTGTCGTCTTGGCCGGACGCCGAGGCGCTTGGGATCGCGCCGGAGGCCGCGCACCAGCTCGCGCGCGACATCCAGCGCGAATGGCGCATGTTCGCCAACGATCCCGCGCGCAGTTGCGACGCGCAGCGCAAGCTCAGCATGAACGGCCTTTTGCGGCTGATGGGCAAGACGTTCCTGTCGGCCGGCGAGGCGACCGGCGCGCTGACCTGGCGCGACGGGCCGCGTTATTCGACCTGCGTCCAGGTCGTCGATCCCGACCGCGTCTCGAACCCCTACTTTCGCATCGACACGATGACGATGCGCGGCGGCGTCGAACTGGACATCTTCGGCGCGCCGCTCGCCTATCACGTGCGCGACGCGCATGCCGGCGACTGGTGGGCGTCGTCGAAAGCTTTCACCTGGACGCGCGTGCCGCGCGAGACGGCGACGGGCCGTCCGGTGTTCTTTCACGGTTTTGAGCCGGAGCGGGAAGGGCAGACGCGTGCGGTCTCGCCGTTCGCCTCGCTGGTCGGGCGGCTGCGCATGCTCGACAAGTTCGCCGAAAGCGAATTGGCGAGCGCGGTCGCGAATGCGCTGCTGTTCGCGTTCGTCGAGACGGATCTGCCGACCGACGAGGTCGCCGAGCGCATGACGCAATCGACGGCGCTGCAAGGCGGTCCGCAAGAGCGCTACATGTCGCGCGTCATTCAGCATTTCACGGAAAATCCGGCGAAACTCGGCGGCGTGCGCATGCCGGTGTTCCCGCCGGGCTCGAAGGTCACGATGAATTCCGCGCCGCGGCAGACGGCGGCGTTCCACGAGTTCGAGCGCGTGTTCGTCAACCGCGCGGCGGCGCGGCTCGGCCTGCCCGGCGAATTGCTGACCGACTTCAGCCGCACCAACTATTCGAGCGCGCGCGCCGCGCTCAACGAGATGTGGCGCATGGTCTCGCGCATGCGCGCGGTGTTCGTCGAACAGGTGGTGACGCCGATCTGGCGCGCGTTCCTCGAAGAGGCCTTCGACAAGGGCTATGTGCAACCGCCGCCGGGCGCGCCGCCGTTTGAGGAGATGTCGGCGGCCTATCTGCGCGCGCGCTGGCGCGGGCCGGGGCGCGGCTATGTTGATCCGGTGAAGGAAGCCGAGGCGGCCGACATCCGGATGGGGCAGTTCACGTCGAGCCTCGAAATGGAATGCGCGGAGCAGGGGCTCGATTGGTACGACGTGCTGGATCAGCGCGCGCGCGAACAAGAGGAAATGAAGGCGCGCAACCTGACGCCCGTCATGCTCGCGGTCAAGACGCCCGGCGCGCTGCCGGAAGACGAGCCGCCGGGCGGCGGACCTGAGAAATCGACGCCATGACCGATCTCGCTCATATTGCCGCGCTGGCGTTCAACACGCCATTGCTGATCGAGCCGCGCAAGGCGGAAATCATCGGCGACGTGCTGCTGGCGCGCCTTTCCGGCGAAGCGATGTCGTTGGCGATCCCCGAGGCCGCCATGCCCGCGCGGCGCAAAGCCGCGCCCAATCGCTTCGACGCCGAGCCGCGCGATCGCTACCGTTTCGCCGACGGCGTGGCGCTGATCGGCGTCAGCGGAACGCTGGTTAATCGCGGCGCCTGGGTCGGCGCCTATTCCGGCCTTTCGTCCTACGAAGGCCTGGCGGCGAGCCTGCGCGCGGCGCGCGACGACGCCGATGTGGCGATGATCCTGCTGGATCTCGACTCGCCCGGCGGTCAGGCCATCGGCGCCTTCGAGGCGGCCGAGCTGGTGCGCGCGGTCGCGCAGGTCAAGCAGGTCGTCGCGCATGTCAACGGCATGGCCGCCAGCGCGGCTTACGCCATCGCCTCGGCCGCGACGCGCATCGTCGCGACGCCTTCGGCGATCGTCGGCTCGATCGGCGTCGTGATGATGCATCTTGACCGTTCGCAGCAGCTCGCCAAGGCCGGCGTCAAACCGACGCTCATTCACGCCGGCGCGCGCAAGGTCGATGGCAATCCGTTCGAGCCGCTGCCCGACGACGTGCGCGCGCGTTTCCAGGCCGAGATCGACGATCTCTACGCCATGTTTGTCGCGACCGTCGCCAAGGGTCGGCCGATGAGCGAGGACGCGATCCGTGAGACGGAAGCGCAAACCTTCAGCGGCCAGAAGGCGCTCGACATCGGCCTCGCCGACAGCCTCGCCGACATCGAGGCCGAACTGGCCGCGTTCAAACCCCGCGGCGGGATGAGCCGACTTTCGAAAGGAGCGACCATGTCGCAGGAGAACGGCTCGTCCGCGCCGGAAGCGGGCGTCACGCGCGAACAGATCGACGCGCTGATGACCTCGGCCTATGCCGACGGCCTGAAGACCGGCGTCGCCGGCGAGCGCACGCGCATCGCGGCGATCCTTGGCCACGCCGAGGCGACCGGGCGCGAGGCGACGGCGCGCAAGCTCGCCTTCACCACCGCGATGAGCGTCGAGGACGCCGCGGCCTTCCTCGCCGATCTGCCGAAGGCCGAGCCGAAAGCGACGCTCGGCGAGCGCGTGCCGCGCGTGAACCTCGGCGCTGGCGAAGGCGGCGAGGGCGAGCAGCCGACCGGCGTCGCCGGCGAGATGGCGGCCGGGGCGCGCGCGGCGCAGGCGCTGCTCGCGCAGATCGGCCTCAAGAAATAACCCCGTTTCGGAGCCTTTCCCATGACCTCGTACCCTCTCTTCGACCCGACCTCGCTGTTCGCGGGCGGCGACGATTTCGCGCATCGCAACATCACTGTGAAAAGCGGCTCGACCGTCAATTCGACGACGCCTCTGCCGCGCGGCACGGTGCTCGGCCGCATCACCGCGACCGACAAATATATCCCGTCCGTTGCGACCGCGAGCGACGGCTCGCAAGTGCCGGCCTGCATCCTCGCCGACGATTCGACCGATCCGAGCCTCGGCGACGTGGTGGCGCCCGCCTATTTCCAGGGCGAGTTCGCCGACGGCAAGCTGACCTTCGATTCCGGCTGGACCTCGGCGACCTTGGAAGCCGCTTTCCGTCAGGCCGGATCGCAGATCTACATCCGCACCATCTATCCGCTCGGCTGACGCCGCCCTCCCCTCCCTTCAGGACCGCCCCGATGCCTCTCAACGTCAATTCCACCGCGTCGCTGCTCGGCGCCTTCGGCGTGCTGGATCGCACGCGCCCTTTCCTGCTCGAAGCCTTCTTCCCGATGGAACAGACCTTCGACACGGAAGAAATCTATTTCGACCGCGTGCAGCGCGCCCGCCGCCTCGCGCCGATCGTCTCGCCGCATGTCGAGGGCAAGGCGCAGCGTTCGCGCGGCTACGCGACCTATTCGTTCACGCCGCCCTATCTGAAACCCAAACATGCGGTGTCGCCGACCCGCGCGTTCAAGCGCCGCGCCGGCGAACAGTTGCTCGGCCTCGATATGACGCCGGAGCAGCGTTACGAGCTGGCGATCCTCGACAACATGCAGCTCGAAGACGACATGATCACCCGCCGCGAGGAATATTGGGCCTCGCAGCTCCTGCAGGCGGGGTTGATGACGGTGTCGTCGCCGGATTTCGAGCCGGTGACGATCGACCTTCAGCGCAATTCCGCGCACACCGTCACTTTGTCGGGAGGCTCGGCCTGGGGACAGAGCGGCGTCGATCCGTTCAGCAATCTCGCTGCCTGGGCGACGACGGTCGGCAAGAATTCGGGCTTTCATCCACGGCTGGTAGTGATGGGCGCGACGGCGGCGGGCTATTTCCAGCAGTCGAGCACCATCAAGACGATGATGCAGAGCTTCCGCCAGCGCGAAGGCCTGGTAGATCTCGTCACCCGCGTCACCGGCGAGGTCAGCTATATCGGGTCGACGCCGCAATTCGATTTCGTGCAGTACACGCAGTATTACACCGACGACAGCGGCACGGCGCAGCCGCTGCTGCCCGCGACCGGCGTCATCATGGGCGATCCTGTCGCCTGCGGCGGCGTGCGCGCCTATGGCGCGATCCGGGACCGTCAGGCGGCGTTCAAGTCGCTGACGCGCTTCCCCAAAGTGTGGGACGAGGAAGACCCGTCCGTCACCTACACCATGATGCAATCGGCCCCGCTGCCGCTGCTCGGTTGGGCCGACGCGACCTTCTACGCGACCGTCGCCTAAAGGAGGCCTTGAGATGTCGACCAAGACCATCAAGATCCCCGGCGTGCTGGTCGTCGCCGATCCCGCGCGGCATGTGCTCGATCCCAAGACCAAGGAAATTCTGGTCGCGGGCACGCGCGAGCACGCCCCGATGACGCCGGTTGAACTGGAAGCGACGGAAGCCGACCGGCTGCTCGCGCTGTTTGGCGAACGCGCGGAAGAGGTCGCCGCGGGCGGGGCGGAAGCCGAAGCGAAAGCCAAGGCGGAAGCCAAGGCCTGATGCCTTCGCCTTTCGCGATCATGGCGCGGGCGGCGTTGCAGCCGGCCTATGCGCATCACGCCCAGACTTTCGCTTGGACGCCGATGCGCGCTTCCGCCGACGTCAACGCCCCCGCCGAGCCCGATCCGACGCGCGTCGCCGGCGACGTCTCCGGCTGTCTGTTCGACAAGCCCGCGCCCGCCGCCTACGCCAACGCCTATGACCATCGCGCCGATCAGCGGCCGGGTTTCTCCGGCAACATTCCGCGCATCGAATTTCCTCCGCCCGTCGAGGGCGCGCCGCCGGACGTGCGGCGACTCGATCTGCTGACCGACGAGAACGGCGCGACCTGGCGCGTGGTTTCCACCAAAAACCTCAAGAGCGGCGTGCTTTCCTGCGAAGTGAACGTGACCTGAGATGTCGCTGTCACGCCTTGCCCTGCGCCTCGCCGCCGTCGAGGCGCTGAACCCGCACGCCAGCGTCCTCGCCGGCCCCTGGCCGACCTTGGCCGGAAATCTCGTCTACGATTCGCGCATCGACCCGATCGCGACCTCCGTCAGCGTGGACGCGTTCACCGCCGCGATGCAGACGCTGGAGTCGAAACCGATCGTCACGGTTTACGCGGAAGAACATGAAACTTCGCCGATCGAGGGCGCTACCTATCCCGCCGAGATCGAAATCGTCGACCTCGTCGTGCAATTGCAGATCGGCGCGCGCGGCGAAATCGATTTCGTCGATGCGGAAGGCGTGCCGCAATCGTTCGGCGGCTCGACCATTCCCGCGACCGACGCGGACGCCGAAGCGCTGATCGACGTGCTGGAGGCGCAGGTGCGCCGGCTGCTCGACCCGCAAAGCCCGATGGCGTCGTCGGCCCTGTTCCGCCGTGTCGCGATGGAGCGCCACAGCCTGCACAGCCTGCCCGAGCGCGCCGCCGAGCGCGGCACGCGGCTGGCGATGCGCACGCTGAAGATGAAATTCAAGGTGCGCGCGACGACGTGGCCGTCGCCGGCCGCGCCCCCCGCGTCGGGCCTCGAAGCGCTGCCGGAGCCTTTGCGCACGGTCGCCGTGGGCCTCGCGGGAACGGCGGCAGGCAGGCGGCTCGCCAAGTTCGCGGGCTCAATGACGCAAGCGCCGAGGGCCGTGCCGCTCAGCGACATCCGC